ATTCAACTTCTGGAACCCCGGCTCCCAAACCGATACCGTGCTTGGCCGGATTCTGGAGGTGGCTATCGGGTGGAGCGTCGGGTACGTCTCCCCGTCTCTGATTGGTAAGTACCGAACATTCGACCAGTACGATGACTATCTGCTCTCGTTTATGTACAACCACGCCCCCGAAAAGTACCGGTGCGTGTTTGTATTCGACACCTACAAGAAGACCATCAATGTTTACGATGCGGACGAAGAGCGGCCCACGCTGCCCATCTATCTGGACTTTGACAACCTGATTGAGTCTCTTGGCATCGAGGAGAAGAGTGACGAGCTGGTCACGGCGATTCGGCCTTATGGTTCGGATGAGCTAAGTATCCGCAATGTGAACCCCATTGGAACCAACTGGATTTACGACCTGTCGTACTTTATTGCCAACGGGGACATTCGGGAGCCTCTGGCCTCCAAGTGGGTATCGTGGCAGCGAAGTATTCTGAACCGGCAGGAATACTACCGTGGCCTGACCGGCCTTCGTGCGTCTGCAACCGCAAGACTGATGACCGCCCAGGCCGCGCTTGCCGATTTGAAGGGCGAGCTTGAAACACTGACCGCTCAGCAGAGCGTGACTATCCAGGCACACGCTATGGAAATCACGTCTGCAGGAAAGACATACCAGCAATCTCTGCTGGACGATATCAACAGAAAAATTGCCGCCAAAACCAGCGAGGTCAGGGCACAGGAGAGTACCATCGCTTCTATTGAGCGGGAGCTTGACCCGACTGTTCCATCTTCCTATGCGGGGCAAATTCAGGCCATCGCAAACGAACTCTCCATCTCCAACTACTTCACAGAGGCTGAATATCGGGAGCTCTCTAATTTTTTCATTGAGCAGGACATCACGGAGGACACATTTGTTGCGACGGATGTGGATACCACAGTTTCTGGGCAGTCCTATCCCCTGTCAAACAATGGGCTGACCGTATCTGGTTCGGCCATCTCCGGCATTGACCTGAGCACCCAATTTGGCAAGAGGATGTATACGATGTCCGGCGGCACGTTCTCTCTATCCGGTTCTAACGCTATCTCTGGCGACATCATCCGTGGTACGCTCGAAGTAGGCGGAAACAGCTATGTTCTGAGCTTCTATGCAGGAACGCTTCGTGTGAACAACAAAACGGCGGCAAGCGGCATGGTCACGATGTCCGGGACATTGTCCGGCTTTTCGACCAATGTTAGCCCCACGACCACCAGATACCCGACAGACCTGGGAGAAGATATTTACATCACAACAGACGAGGGGACAGCCCTCAGCTTCAATGCGTCCGGCTCCATGTATCTGACGGCGAATGTCAGCGACTATCAGCGGTACTCGGTCGAGATGGAGCTGTATGAGTGGGCGGTGGATACGCTCGACGATGTTGCAACGCCGACCTATGAGTTCTCGGTTGATTCCGCAAACTTCATTTTTGCGCAGGAGTTTGCACCCTTCCGAAACCAACTGGAACTTGGCAAGGGTGTATATCTGAACGTGGGCGGCAGGCGGGGGAAATACACGATTACCCCATATATCATTGAGTTTGAGCTTGACTTCGAGGAACGAAACCAGTTTTCAATCGTATTCTCCAACAGGTTTAAGCGTCATGACAACGTGAATACCTTGAAAGATATGATTGAGTCCAGCTATTCCACAAGCCGGAGCTTTGACGCAAGCAAGTACATCTACAATCAGACTGTCGGGCAGGCGTCCATGGTGTCAAAGTTCATGTCCGATTCGCTGGATGCCGCAAAGAACACCATCCTGGCCGCAGCCAATCAGAGCGTTATCATCAACGGCGCTGGCATCCATGTGGGTGGGGACTCCAAGTATCAAATCCGTATTGTGGACAGCATGATTGCCATGTCGGATGACAACTGGGGCACCGGCAAGCTGGCTATCGGGCATTTTGCTTCCCCTGAGATTGGAGAATACTTCGGGGTAAATGCGGAGGTCATTGGAGGCAAGCTGATTGTGGGCAACAACCTCATCATTGAGAACACCAATGACCGAGGGGTTATGCAGTTCCGTGTCGATGCGACCGGGGCTTGGCTCTATAACGCCACATTCATCCTTCAAAGCGGGAACGCCTCGGCGTTCTCTGCCCGTGCTGTCACTGGCGGCAAGATTATCCTCGACCCGGACTATGGAATTGTGGCTGGGAAGGGCAACCTTTTCACCACCAGCGGCACGACCGTCACTCCATCCTTTATCAACAGCAGCGGGAACATCACGTTTGACTCCGATGGTATGCCGGTAAACTCCAATTTCTTTCTGGATATTCGGGATGGCAGCGCCTACTTCCGTGGAGCCGTGAAGGCCACTTCCGGTAAGATTGGTGGATTTACGATTGCGGATGACTACCTGTATGCAGGGAGCGGAAGCAACTATGTCGCCATGAACGGCTCCGGCACCAACAACAATTCTTTGTACGCTTTCTGGTGTGGGGCAACCAATCCAGCAAGCGCTCCGTTCTGGGTGAAGAAGAACGGCGATATCTTTGCCAAAAATGGTACATTCAAAGGCGTGGTATCCGGCGCATCGTTCCAGGACAGATACGGCAACTCCATGATGAACGGCAACTATGAGTTCACAGCAGATTACCTGAACCTAAACGGTTTGAACGTGGGCAACGGAAATTTTGTTGTGGACAGGAACGGGAATGTGTCGGTCAAAGGTAGCATCACCATGGCATGGGGCTCCTCCATCAACTGGGCGAATGTCTCGGAGTCCAACGTGTGGCAGAACTCTGCATATAGCTATGCGAACGATGCCTATAACCGTGCTAACTCTGCGTATAGCTACGCAGACCAGGCGTATGACCTTGCGTGGGACGCCATTCAGGAAGCAATGAACATGGCTGTGACCGACCGGGATATCTTCAATATCCTGACAAACGGCGGAACTATGTTCGGCATCTTTAGTGACTCCACCAACAACCGGCTGTACATCAACGCAAACTATATTCGAGCGGGCACCATTGACGCCACCCAGGTTACGCTTAGCAACAGCTACGGCGGTTTCTGCTGTGCGAGAGGGCACGATGGTATTCGTTATACATATGGCTCCATGATGTATGGTTCCGACCCCAATAACTATGTTATCGCCACAAATGGCGGCACTCGTATGACCGCAGGCGGCAACGACATTTTCGTCACTGCGAATGGGTGCTATTCCAGCGAGGAAATGGCGAGAGGTTCCGACCGCAGAATCAAGAACAGCATCACCTATGACATGGACAGGTACAGCTCGTTCTTCCTTGGGCTGAAACCCACGCCCTACCGCATGAATAACGGCCACAGCGGCAGGTTCCACCTTGGATTTGTCGCCCAGGATGTTGAGCGGGCTTTGCTGGATTCCGGTATGAGCACAAGCGACTTTGCCGGATTCGTCCGTTCCGCCGGGCTGAACGATGTGCATGGGGAGTATGAAGACCAGTGCTACCTGCGGTACGAGAACTTCATTGCACTGAACACCTTTATGATTCAAAAGCTCTACCGCACTGTTGACGAACTCAACAGCCGGATTGTAGAGTTTGAATCAAAGTTGAATTTTATGAGCTAAAGGAGATTGAACATGAAAGACGAAATCATGCAGCGGCTGATTGCCGCAGCCAATGCGCTGAACACTATCCCCGTAAGTGGGAAGCAGAATCTCGCCAATCTGAGCGGCAGTATCAACGTTATCGAGGAAGTCCTGGGTATGTTGGACGGCGCCGATATCGTTCAGAAGGCTGCGGAGAAGGCAAAGGGCAAATAACATGAAGAAAGGCAGGTGATGTATATGCCCGGCGTGGCTATGCTTACCCCATATACATTGCCTACCATCGACTTTGTTGGCGGCGAGACGCAAGACCTTATGTTCAACGTCTACTTCTACAAGAATCACCGCCCTTTCAGTTTGACAGGCTGCGCCGCAAACTTTGCTATCGTCAGCTTCACAAACAAGATGGGAACGCCAATTCTGACGAAGCCGATGGAGGCTATTTTCAACGAGGACACCACCATCAACAATGTGTTGACAGTCACCCTCGAACCGAAGGAAACGGTTGGATTGTCGGGGAAATACATCTATCAAATCCAAATCCAGGATATCGGCGGTGACGTTGAGATTCCCAAGCAGGGTCTTTTGTATATCGTGAACAACATCAATAAGGGCTTCATTCAGTAACCAGTTGCCACGCAACTGGCTATTATTTTGCCCATTTTCGATTAAGGAGGAAACGAAGATATGAATACCACATACTTCCTGAACTGCGTGGCGGGCAATCTGTTCCACACTAAGGAGGCCCCCGCCATTCCCACACAGTATTACATCGGCCTTAGTTCTTCTACTCCGGCCATTGACGGTTCCGGCGTGAATGAGCCTTCCACCGATGCCGGTTATCAGCGCCTGCTGCTGACCAACCTGAGCGAGCCCGTTGACGGTCTGGTTTCCAATGAGCAGGATATCAACTTCGATGAGTCCACCGCTAACTGGGGCACCATCACACACTATGTGATTTATGACTCCCCCACCGCCGACGATGGCAACCTGCTGATGTTCGGTGAGCTGTCCACGCCCAGAGGTGTTGAGACGGCAACCATCATGACCATCAAGTCCGGCTATCTGAAACTGCTGGTTCAGAACCCGGCGTAACGTAGAGAGCGAGGTCGCATATGGCAAAAGAGTTTGACATCTACCTGAACGAACGTCTTCACCAGTGCGACATCATCGTCTATTCCATTCCGTATCGTGACGGCTTGACAGTTATGGAGCGCTTGATTCTTGAAACCTGTCTTGAAAGCTATACCTTGCAAAAATTTGCCGCTGCTCAGTCCGGCTCCGTGCTGGTCTCTCATATTGACGAGATGATTAAGACCTGCCTGGAGCGACTGAACAACGGCGTTGTGCTCGGCGCAAACGCAGAGTTTCAGGTGCATTACTCCTCTTACCCCGATATTTCTGCCTTGGAGGTAAATGCGGAAAGGCTCAGTCTGCTGGCCCATTCCTACACAACCGTTGAGAATGGCTTGCAGATTAAAACATTCCCAGTCAGCGCATATGTAAAAAAGCCGTTTGGCCGAGGACAGTCTGGAGTAGAAGTCGTATCCAGTGTCGAGGCGACATTCAAGCGTGACTTGGAACGAGCGTCCTCCCAGCTTGTGTTGGAGGCAGAAGCGCTGCGGACGAAAAAGAAGGCTTCCGAGAAAGCGGAGTCCGCTATCGTTGTCAGCGCAGAGCCAACCGACCTTTTCTATCGGTTGTGCTGTACAGCAGCCCCTTCGG